AGTATAATCAGATCCAGTATTTAACCACCAATCAATTTGGAATCCGCCACCATTATCATCATTGATAACACCAGCAGAGTCTCCAGGAATTGCAATCGTCTTATACTCCCAAGTGTCGGCACTATTGATCGTATAAGAAGTCGTAAACTGTTTGAGAGTATTGTCAAACTGAATACACTCAAGTGATGCGTTGCCGGTTTTATTCGACTTAACCCAAAAGGAAAGGATTAAGTTTTCTGCATTTGAGGTTCCGTACTTTAGATGTTGTAGGTTTTGTGCTTCTATACTTTGCGTTAATAATGCGAAGTCAGCAGCTGCAGGAGAAGCATCTGCAGTCGTACAAGTTAACTTAAAACTCTTTGCAAAACCTTCTGGTGCATCTGTTGCTTGATCAATAGTCCAAGTACCAAGACTGTTTATAGTGTAATAATATCGATCACAAGTTTTATATCCCCCCGTTGTTACTGATGTAACTTGAGTCGCACGTTGTGCCACCTGCATCGCACCATTGATAATGAGGTTACGATTACTTAATGGTCCAACAGAAGGATAGTTGTTACCATTAACACTCAATGAAGTAGGATTAAAAGTTGTAACATCAATGCTACTGAAAGTAGCGCTACTGAAAGTAGAAATCCCAGAAGAACTTATAATATTATTACCTATCTTTATATTTCCATCTTGGACATCTAATAATTCCGTTGGTACAGTAGTTCCAATGCCAACACTTCCAGCGGAGTCTTGATATACTCCGCCAGTGCCAGACTGATGTAACCAACGATTAAACCTAATGTCAGACATTATAATGCATTTTTTAGATATTTATATCTTAAAAACCTGCCTCTCGTTTTGCAATAATATATTCTTTGACAAGTCCTGAACGAACAATATCATCAACCTCAAACTCAATCATATCAAAAGATGGCATTTTACGCAAGACACTCATAAAGTCTACAATACCATTCTTTTCATTTGTTTTTTGTAAATCAGACTGCATTGCATCTCCACAAAAACAAATCTTGGTATTTTCACCAACACGAGTAATGATACTATCAAGTTCGTGAAAGTTGAGGTTCTGAAATTCGTCAACAATCACAATTGCATTATCAAGAGTTGTTCCACGAAGAAATGATGTGCTCCAAAACTTAATAGTTTCTTGTGATTTAAGATTACCATAAAGCATCTCAAAGTCAGCATCAGATGGCATCTGGAACATATACTTTACCATATTCTTATAAGGAATTTGGTAAATATCTGCCTTATCTTCATGTGATCCGGGCAAGAAACCAATCTCTCTGGTTGCTACAAGAGACCTCACAAGGTAGATTCTCTCATAGGGTGTATTCTCACTCAGAACATCTTTAAGTGCATTGTAGAGGGTAATGAATGTCTTTCCTGTACCTGCACATCCATAAGCAACAATATGTTTTCCTTCCTTATATGAATTGAATAGAGTTTTTTGATTCTCTGTAAGTGGATCAATATCAACCAAATATTCAGAACTCAGAGGTTTTTTTCTCTTCATCTGTTTTGCAGTCAAACCAACTCCAATTGGCTGATCATTTGCCGATGCTCTCTTTCTTCTTGCCATACTAGATCTTTTTTACGTTTGCTTTTGGAGATTTACTTACTTTATCAAGGACTTCATTCCATCCCGGATGTTTATTTACAAGTTTATCTCTCCATTCACCAACATCCGTTGCCATTGGAGCAGTAGAAGGATCAGACCAATCCCGTGTCCAGTCGGGATTGTCTTCACACCATTGTGTCCATTCATGAACACTCATTTTCACTTCTTTTTGTTCACCAGTTTCTTTATGCACTACAGGATATGTTGCCAAAATTATCACCTCCTAATGATATAAAAATATTTAGACCCACTCCAGTGCTTCTGCACAAGTCGGGAATTGTTCCACAAAAATCTTCTTACATGCTTCTGCAATCTCCATGTGCTCCTTTTGAGTGCCATTAGCAGAACGTAAATCAATGTAATGAATCCATGAACGAACTGATCCCGTCATATACATTCTTGTGGGTGTTGCGAGTGGAAGCACAAAACGGGCACATTCCTTTGCAATACCAGCATCAAGCATCTCTTTGTAGAGTTTCATTCCACCATCAAAGTACTTCCGAATTTTGATTTCAAACTCTTGCTTCACAAATGGATCAATATCATCAATAGAGTTTTGACGATTCTTTGTATCTTGTCGGCGTAAATCAAACATGGGAATGCTCTCATCGAGTAGAGAAGAATCTGCATATCGTTGTGAGAATTCTTGATATCGGAATGAAACGTGCCTCAAAATTTGAGGTGACAGTCCTCTGGTAGTTTCAACTTCCAGAGTCATTGTTGCTTGCTCAAACACACTCCAATGCTTATGGTTGATGCAATAACGAAGCAATCCTGCAAAGTTTGGGTTTTCCTGATTATTTGGATTTGAGACACGGGCAATGTATGCCATTGTCTTTTCTGCATCAGGAGTGACACTAATCAATTTTACATTCATTTTCCAAATCCTTTAGAGTTTTCTTTTTCAATGTCTGCAATCTGCTCCTTAATAGCACGCAGTTGCGTCTTCATCTCAATAATTCTTTCTTCACTATAGAGATAATCTTTTTCAATCAATTTCTCCAGTAGTTTAACAAGTTCTTTTGCTTTTTTAGTATCAGTCATCATCGTCCTCAAAGACTTCATCATAATCTAATTGTCTTGATGGGAGATCTTTAGGCACATATGCATCCACATCAGAATATACTTCTGCCTTTAGTGAATCAACTAGTAGTTCAAGATTTCTGACAATGAGTTTAAGTCTTTCTTTCTCCATAATACTTTGCTGTTTCACCACATTATAACATAAAAAAAGAGGGGTTAGCAACCCCTCTGACGATTTACAAGTAATTCACTTACTATAAGTGTGTCCACGATAGCAGAAGGTGCCGTGAAGATCATCGGTTCCTTGCTTGCACTCATACTTGACACCACGATAAGATGTCATGTGAATTTGTGCGTCGTGAAGAGCAGATGCTTTATTGATCTGCTTACGAATCATATTAAGTGTGTTCATTTTTATACTCCTAAAGAAATGGGTGAAATTAACCTTCTCTGAATAATCAGGATCCGTTTTTTCCGTTTCTTCAGTCGTTTGCGTCCCATTTACACTCGGGCACTGATTCCTTGACGGTCTCAACTAACTCAATCTTGATAAAATTCTCAAGATCTTCGTTTGCCTTAATCTTCAGCATAATAGCATCAGCTTGAGGGCAAGTGAGTGTAGAATACAAAAGTATATCTAACATGGGATCAACGTTCCGTTGCGCGACTTACTTGCGTCGGAGATTTCTCCGATAAACGACAGGTCTATTATAGACCTCATACCTTATTTAGTCAAGCGACCCTACAGACCAAAAATTTTCCAGAGATTTTTTTGCCCCTTTTTTGGAATCACTTTCGACTTTTGGTTTTGGGTGGTTCATTACCCCAGAGTTTTGGATTGATTCTTCCCTCACTCTGTTTCATATTCACAAAGTTTTCACGATACTTATCCCAGTAGTGATCAAAAATTTCGACTTGCTTTTTGCCCAGTGCAACATCATAATGAGACTCTCCATCCTTTTTATACTCTATTAGATAAGCAGTATATGGAAGAGATTTATCTAGTGCCTTGTCTGGATCACAATCTTCATAAAGAATTCTCAACCTCTACCTCCCCAAGTAATATCTGGATATGCTTCACTCACAATCTCTCTTGTAATCTTATACTTATCGGTCAGTTTTTTATCCTTTACAAGGCAAATGATTTCTGCCTCAAGTGGATGAAGTCCCTCAAGAATATTGATGAACATTGTTTCACGACGAATTGCATTCAGTCCGGGATTTCCTCCTTTCAAAAAATGATAGAAGTTTTTAAATTCCCTACGAATCGTGGTGTGTCCATTCTTATCACTCGAACCCATAGAAAAAGAATCAGTCTCGTGCATACGACGAACTTCTTCTGTAATCTTAGTCGTCAATCCACCATTGGACTTTGCTTGATCTTCAAATCCAGAATAAGGAACTTCTCCTTCTGGAAGAAGAGATGTAATAGTTTTATCAAAGTTCCAGATAAGAACGGCAACTAAACCATTGTCCCTATATTTTTTCAGAACCTCTACTTTTTTTGCCTTGCTTCTTTGCTTTGAGGCAAGATCTAAAACCTCAAATACAAATGGATTTCTTGGAAGTTCTAGTGATGCTGTACTAGTCTTCGTCTTCTTCTTCGTTGTTGTCGTAGTCATAATTTTCAAAGTTAAATGCAATTACTTCGTCAGGAATTAGATTTCCTTGCTCATCAAACATTTCAGGATGAGGTCTTGGAACTTCCCGATAATTCATCATATATTCCCTAGCAGTCCAACCAATTACAAGTCCCAGTATCAAAAATAAAATGGTTAAGAATGATCCAAAGACTAAACTAACTGCTAACATTTTTCTTTCTCCGGGATACTACTTGTCTTTTCCGTGTTTTGATGGAAAATTCGAAATAGATGGTAACCTCCCGTCTTAGAAAGCAAACCATCTTTTCGAAGATGATATGAAATGGTTGGACTTGCTTTCTTTTACCTCCATTAAGTAGGAAATCAACACCACGATTTCTGTGGTCTTCTGATTTATTTATGTTAGGACTTGATGACTTGTTGTTCTCTGAGAAATTTGATTGTGTCAACACATCCTCCTAATTTTTTATCATCACACATTACTTGAGGGAATGTCGAACCCTGTCCAAATTTAGCATAAAACTCTTGACGTGTAAAGTCCTCACCAAGAGTATGAATCTCGTAATTGCTACCAGTCATTTCTAACACTTGTTTGACTTTATAACAATAGGGACAGTTGTTTTTAGAATATACAATAAAATTCATAGGTCACATTTTACTTACATATATTATAACACATTGTCTATAGTCTATCTATCAAATTAGAGTCTTGACAAGACTCCTTTTTTTATGTAGACTAGGTTTGTCTCCTTTAAAGATAATTAATATCTTATAGTTATGCTGCGATTTCCATAATAGTGATGGACGAAGCCATAACACCGCCACCGTGGGCGTTGCTGGAGCCACCATTGAAGTTAGTAGTGGTGGCAGACGACGCTCCAGCTCTAAACTTGAACGTAGTCGCGGATGTAGTACCTGCCGTCATGTAGTGAGTAAAGCT